GCCAGTCATTCCGGTTACGAATGCTGTTTTTTTCATGCACTGCCTCCTTGATACTGTTATGTATCAGAGGCGACCCATACAGGCTAGACTTTTGTCAATCCAGGGCAGCACAAGATCCTGCTGCCTCAGATATCCATGTCGGTGTATGCTCTTGACCGCGCTTTCTGGCAGCATGCCAAGGTCACAAAGATCGTACCAACGTGTGCGCCGTGGATCTCGAGGTGCTTGCTCGCTTCTATACACTATGGCCGTGATCCAAGGATCCCCTGTGAGTTTTTGGAAAAACCCACTGGCACAGTCCCAACCAGATACTGCCAGCACATGGATGAGATTGATCAAGGTCCAGTGCCAATAACAACCATCTGCCTGTTCGAACTGCTCGCGATTGAGATAGAGATTGGTGGTCTGCGGTACCGTGATCACCAGCATGGCCCCCGGGGTGGTGATGTCTCTCCACTGTGTGAGTGTACGGAAAGGATCCTGCACATACTGGAACGCATCATGGCACCAGATCACGTCAAAACGCCGCTTGTGTATCCGAATGATGTCTTCAAAATCCTGCGGCATATAGCTCACATACCGGTGTTGTTGGGCAGCACTACATGATTCGGCCAGATCTATGCCCAGGCAACGGATGTTGAGAGGACGCGGATTCATGTCACGCGTGGTCCTTGTCGCCCACCACAGCATATCAAGCCCCGAACCACAGCCCATGTCTATCACATGTTCCACGCTCTGCATGAAATCATCAAACTGATAAAGGGTGTCTAGTGTGCCGAGGCTATGGGCATGGCTGGCTTCTGGCGAGCCAAATTGGATCATACCTGTATGTCTTCCATGCCTGCTGTGCGCAATCTCACGATATGACCCATCTGCCACTGCTTGGTATCAAGACCTTTCATTATACCCAACCACCGGTTGCGCAGCAGGGCCACTTCGTTGATGATGGTCTCGAAGTCAATGACTTCGTCTTCGCCATCCACATATTTTTCCGCGTCACGAGAAGTCAAGGCTCGTGCGTAGTTTTCTAGGTACTTCTGGAAATGTCGGCGGCGTATTTTCCTCAGCTGGATGTTGAGATAGTTCAATATGGCTTCGATCTCTTGCAGCTGATTGAACCGATGCTCTGTGGTACCAGGAAGATCTTTGATGTTGCGTTCTACCATGCCACCGATGCGGCATTCTTTCTTGGCCTCATCCAGTTCTCTTTCGTAATGAGCGATGAAATCAGGTATGGCACCAAGATCGGCTGTGACACGACTGTACCACACGATCAGTACTCGTCTTCGTCGAGATCTTCCTGATCTTCGTCGACATCTTCTTCGGCGTCATCGATATAGCTCTCTAGTGCCTGTTTGATGTCTTTGTCACCTTTGAATGCTTGACGTATGTCTTCGGCGTCATAGTCGTTATCGATCAAGACTGCGACTACCGCGTCTGCTGCCTCTGCACGATCCGTAGTGCTGAGAAAACGTCGCAGTTCGTTCCATAAATCGTTGGCTACTGTAATAGGCATGTTTATTCTTCCTCAGCGGGCGGCACGGTCGTACTTAGCTCGGTTTTTTGATTTTGGAAATCTGCCATCACTCGATCCAGACAGCCCTCTTCGTTGGATTCCCAGGCCCGGCGGAACTGCTTGATGATCTCACCATCTGATGTGGTGAAGGCCAGGCGATTGCCATCTTTCTTAAGCAGACCTTTCTTTTCGGCCAGATCCACCAGGCCCGAATAGGGATTCATGCCTGTCTCGTAGGGGATCTTGACCTGCACACCTTCGAATGGCTTGGCATAACGTGTTTTCATCACCTTGCAGGCTGATCTGATGCCCATGACTTCGGAGATCTTGTTGCCGTCTTCATCCTCTTTGAGCTTGAGTTTTTTCATGGCTACCACGATGGATGAGGCATAGATGAAACCTTGTCCACCCGAGATCTTGTCGTCCGGATCAAACATGTCTTGGCTAGCATAAGTATGATTGGTACAAACCATGCCCACACCATAGGCACCAAACATGTTCACGCAATTGCGCACCAAGGCAGTAAGTGATTTGGCTTTGCGACCTAGATCACCTTTCATGTCACCGGCCTCGAACTGGTTTACATCTGTGGGTGTGAGCAGCATACCTACCGAATCGATCACGAATAAAACCTTGGGTCGCTCGCCATCGGGCAGGGCCTTGTAGTCCGCCATGAAAGTGGAAATGGTCTTGGCTACATCGTCTACCATGGCCATGCTCAGTTTGAGTAGTTTGCTTTCATCAGTTGATACTCCCAGAGCATGCAACCAGGTCTCGTCCAGGGCGTTTTCTGTGTCGATCAACACCACGAAGATACCCTGCTCTTGGGCATGCCGCACGATGTTGCCAGAGCAGATATAGCTTTTGCCTGCACCTGATTCACCTGCAAACACTGTGACCTTGCCTAGAGGAATGCCGCGGTGAAAATCTCCTGAGATTAGATAATTCAGGGCATAATTGCCTGTTGAGATCCAGTCTGTAGGATCGTTAAAACCAATGGAAAGTCCATCGATCGATTTGGTGATCTCTTTTCTAAACTTGCTGACGTCAAAGGGTTTGGCCATGAAAATCCTTTCAATGTAAAATTAAAGTTGCTGCATTTTTTTGTTTATCATTCAAGTACATGATTTTTCGATAATTGGTAAGGTTGTGTTCTAGATCGATAACATTTGCGATGGGCAATTGTGTTGCAATCGGTTTCACACCCATCTTGTTTACCCAATCTAAAAATTCTGGGATCCATGATCTGGTTTCTGGTCGATCTAAGTTGAATTGGAACGACCATTCTAATTTTTCATAGTTATAATGATCTGTGCAGTCTAAATCTGTATCCCAGTACTGCCATTTATTATAATACTGTCGTCCTACAAATGTATAGCCAAAAGAAAAATTTACTCTGTTTTGATTGCTGATCATGGTTTCGGTGAAAGGATTATGAAATCCTAAGCCGTCCCATTTGTTGGTGGCAGAATATTCTCTGTTGCTGGAAAAAATGCGTTCCAGTCGATGCACAGTCATGTTGATTTCTTCGTAGGCGTAAAGGTATCCTAATTTTTCCATGATCTGAGCCATTAGAATCTGGCGTGTATCGTCAGGATAAAGATCATGCAGTCGTGAACCTACTGCTGCTTTCCTTCGGTCAGGATGGTATCTCAACATGTCTATATCAACAAGTTTGTACTGCGACTTAACCCATATCTCATGCTGCCTGTTCAAGAATTTTTGGTCAAGATAATCCAGAAGATTGTTATTCTGTGGAAAATTTTCATTTGTTAATAACCAGTATATTTCGTTAGTTTTTGATACTGCATGATTGATCTCGTCGATTTTTTGATCGACTTCTCGGCTCAGATCATCATTGTTCTGGAAATGATTGCACTGCTCCTGATTGGCCTTGTCCACAAACCATTCTATCAGATCATAATTGTGAACCACTTCTAAGGGGATTTGGTCACCGGAGTTTTCAAAAACAATAGAAAGTTTCATCGGCAAGATGATAAGGACCATTGGTCCTTATCATTCCTTCTCAGATCACTGCTTGTTTTGACGAGCGCGGATCATGGCCAGTATATCTTGCGCATTCTGACCACCTGCCGCAGGTTTGACCACTGGTGCTGTGGATGCCGGAGCATCATCTTCGTCAAAACTGCTTACAGCAGGCGCTGCCTTTGCTACAGGGGTGACCGGAGCCGGTGCTGCCTCCTCATCTACAACGGGCGCCGATGAAGATGGAGCAGATGGAGCCGCTACGCCGGCCGGTCGAAAGTATTGGCCCCAACGATCGGGATCATAGGATTGTCCATCCACAGAAGCTTCGAACATTTCTTTCATCACCTTGAGTTCTACTTCTGTGGGTCTCTTGGGCAGGAAATCGGCCAGGGTGAACAGGCCATGCGCAGCCAAGGCTGTTTGTTCTGCCTCAGTCAAGGCTGTTTCTTTCCTGCTCCATTTGGAGGTATTGTAATCGGCATATCCGCCTTTGGAGGTCTTGGTGATGCGGAAATCCAGACCTCGCATGAGATCAGTTGGCAATTCTTCCAGTTCCGGATCCATCAGTGCGGACTTGATCAGGGTGAAGATCTGAGGGCCGATGATGAAACGGCGTATGGGATTTTCTGGAGTCTTGTCATCTGCGAGAGGATTCTCGCGCACGAAACCCTGCATGATGTATGAGCGCTTTTTCCAGTATTTGCGACCCATGTCTTCTAAGCTCTTGTCCTTGAACCAGGTACGAACTTCGGCCAGGATCGGGCATGATTCGCCCCACATCTCTACACAAGGAACCTGCACCTGGACCTGCTTGGAATCCATCTCGCCTTTCACGCCAGCGAATGGCAGTTTGATCATTGCCCGCTCGACCCAGAAGAATGTGTTCTTTGGATCACCGTCAGGAAGGAAACGCAAGGTTGCGCTGTGTCCTTCTTCCATGTTCCAGTGGGGGTAGATCGCGTTGTCGCCGCCTTGTGATTGACCGCCTTTGTTCGACTCTGCGGCTTGTAGTCGAGCGCGGATTTCTGCTAGAGATGCCATAGTATGATTGTCCTTTCGTTGCCTATGTTTACTGCTGCCTAGTGTACTGCTTGCCTATAGTGTACACTCAAGAATCAGTGTACATGCTTTATTTAACAAAGTCAAACGAAAACCAGATTATTTTTGCCGGATTTCTAGATAATAGATCTGCGTGGGACCGGAACGATCAAAATAGCGCGGGCTGGTCCAATATGCAGTGATCAGCAATCCGTTGCGCTCAATCATGGGCATGAATTCGGCCGGACCAGCCAGGCTACCAGCTTGGTTTTCCTGCATCAAGATCACTGCTCCTGGATTGAGATGCGCACCAATATTGGCATAAAATTCTTCATGTGCCTGCCAGTGCTGATCTACGGCTATCCTTTGATAGTTGTGATCACCTGGACAGGTGAGATAGTGCGGCGGATTTGCTATTACCAAATCAAATGTTTCCGATGCTGGCAAGGATGCGATACGATCTAGGTTGAAAAACTGTGCTCGATCTGCGCATTGGTTTGATAGAACCGTATCTGCCACGCTGCCAGCACAGGGCGCATGCCGATCTACCAAGGTGAGATCGTTGCAGATCTCATAGGCCAGTAGGGCAAAGCCGATGAATCCGGGACCCGAACACCATTCCAGGCACCGGTCGAACTGCCGATCATATCTTTGTAGTTCCTGAACATATTCTTGTCCGAACCAGGTGCCGCCCCCATCTTCCTGGCTATCGTAACATACTGCGAAACTCTCTTTACCGGGTATGAAGAAATTCATAGCCTAATCCTGGGACGGTTTGGTTGCTGCCAATCCAGATCACCGGCCCGGGCCAGTGTTTCACAATGCTGCATCCAATCCCGGCCGACTGAGGTCACGAGATCCGGCGCTATCTCATCAAGGTACCGCACATGTTCCACAGGAGTGGGATGAAAATCTCTCCTGGAACCATCGTGGTTATCCGCGATACCGTTGCCTGTGAACCAAGAACCGCCAAATACCGTTTCTAAAACGCTGGGTTTGATATGCTCCAGGATCTCGCTGTACAATGCCTGTACATCCTGATCATCTCCATTGGGCATGCTGGGATTTTCTCCCAGTTGATTGTCGCTGTTGGTCTGGTCCAACGGTGCCATGGCGAACCAACGCCAATCGCAGCCCCAAGTGTCAAGGAGATCTTTGGTGGCAGCAATGACGGCCATGTCTCTTATGAGATAGCCGCGTTCGCAGGCAAACTGTCGGAGATAGCTATCACCCAGTTCGGTACCCCAATATACATTGCCACCTTCTAACCATCGATCTTTGACATAGCGATCTTCACGGCTGGTATTGGTCCACATGATAAGCACTTGATCGTCTGGTCCCAGACAATTACGACGATGGCATTCCATTAGGCTGTAGAAAATATAGCAGTTGCCCGCACCACACATTCCCCAATTTTCGTAGTGGTCTCGCCCATGCCCCACACAATCGGCCCAGGTAGGCCAGCGCCAGTATTGTGTGAAACTACAACCGAATGTAAACAATCTTTTCACCTTGATCTCGATGCTTCTCTGTCGTGATACCAGGTTTGATTTTGCTGCCATGTCTGGTCGTCGATTGTTAAGCCCTGATCTCGAAACCATTGCTGCCCGATCTCTGTGTCTCTTTGATAACTATGGAGGAAGATTTCTTGTCTCTGGGTCACCATGTTCTGACCAGCATCCAATTGATAACCGGATCCTATATCATGATAAGGCAGTTCCCTATGCTGTACCGCTCTGCGGAAACATTCAATCAGTTCCCATTCGCTCATGACCCACCGGGTGGGCGGGTCTATGTCAGCCACGATGGTCTGATTGTCAAACCAAGCCAAGTGTAGATCCACAAAATCACCGCCCCAACGAGATTCTACATGATGTCTCAGATCTGACAACAGTTCGCGAGTTAGATAACGGAAAGGAATAGCGCTGGTTATCACCGGTTGATCTCTATCCAGCATTGTGCCTTGAGAAATCCCCAACAGATTTTGCACATAGAGTTCACACATCTGGCTCCAACGGCTTTCAGCATCGTATCTCCGAGATATGGGCACACGATCCTGTACTTCGCATCTGGATCGGAAGATCACATCGCCGTCAACCACGAACCATTGATCGTCGGCCAGGATCTGATCCAGTGTGAGTTTGACCCGCTGCTGCCGCCACCAGCC